GTGTACAGCAACTATCTTTGATAAGTTTGTAGAAACCTCTCCTAATTTATCAATTGTAGTGTCTAATTTTGTGAATATACCTGAGATTTGACTTACATCTCTTTTTAAAAGTTCTAAGTCAGTTTTAAAATCTTCTGCCATTTTTCTATTCCTTGATAGTTTCTATTAATTTATCGTGTCTAATTGCACATTCATTGTATTGAACCATCAAGTCTGTAGTATATCGAATCAAATCTCCCATGTTGGATTCCTGAGATATTGAATCTATAGCATCGCATCTCGTAGCTAAATTTTGAGGCACTTTTGCACTCTTCATATTAGGAGCATATGCTTTTTGAATCGGCATCATGCCACAACCAGTTATTCCTAAAAGGAATCCTATCATAATTAGCACCCAAAAAAACTTAACTAGCATATTTCTTTGTTTTTCTTTATTCATTGTTTTTTAAACTTCTTCAAATATTCTTTAGGTCTGAGTATATTTATCTTTCTGTCTTTGTTCATATCTTTCGCTTTCTCATTTAATGCATCAAAATCTAAAGTTTCTAATCCTCTATCAAAGTTTAACTCTTCTATGGTATTTCTAACTAAATTTATACCTGAAGGCGGAATTACGCATTGTTTATATACTGTTTTTTCTACTTCTTTTTCAACAGTCTTATAAATGACTTTAACTTTTCTCTTTTGCGTTTTCAACTTTTCTTCATATTCCATTGATATCAAGGCTCGTCTTTCTTCTTCTTTATCTAATTCAAGTTCATATTCTGCGGCAAGATTTGCTCTAGCTTCTGCCTCTAAAGCGGCATTGAATTTCCAACCAGCACCAAAAGACCCTACTATCATTATTCCAAATAGTATTGCTTTCCAATGTGTAATTAAAAATAACATCAATCAGGCCTGTGATAATCTTTTGGAGGTGAAGAAGGTGGTCCGTCATCTTTAAAAGATTCTTTTATTTTTTCTACTAATTTTTCTGCCCAAGCAGGTTTATAAAACCAAGCAAGTATTATACCTGATACTAATCCCACTAACCATTCCATATATATCTCCTATACTCTAAGTTTTAAATTTCTAGTCATAAAATTCTTTTTTCTCATAACTGTTTTTGCAATCAATTCTATTTCTTTTGTTCTTCTATTTAAATCTAGAACGAACGGCATATTTATATCTGATTTCATATCATTAATAACTGCTTCAGCATTATCTCCTAAAGATGCTATTTTCTTTCCGTATTTTTCAAATGTTTTTTTAAATAAAGATGCAAGTTCTTGAATAGTTATTTCTCTTTTATTTCTAGCATCATTTACTCTATCTAAAAAATGCCTAGTAAATTCTATATCAATACCTACAGCTTTGAAAAGTCTATCAGCGTAAGATTCAACTTTATCTAAATCTGATCTAGTAACATCTTCTAATATTTGTTCCTTTACTTGTTTTTTATCTTTTTTTTTAGAATGATATGAGATTTCGGGGTCAGCATCTCCAGACTCATCTGGCCACCAATTGACACTAAATTTTTTCCCCATGTTAAATATCTTACTCATATCTAATATTCTTTTTTCATATTCTTTTTTGCTCGGCTTTACTCTACCAGCAACAACATCTAGAACATAGTTTAATGTTACTGCATTCGCTGTAAGAGAACCACATCTTGCACCTGCTTCACCTTTTAAATAATCTATCATTATAGATTCACTACTTTTAGCCATATCTTCTGCAAATTCATGAGGAACTTTTACATCAATATAACAGTATACAAAATCGTAATGAGGAGCAGGAGACCCGTGCAATATATATTCATCTCTTACTACTATTCTTTTAAATCCATCTTTGTTGTGCCAAACTACTTGTTTGTTTGTAAGTTCGTCTGGTTTTCCAAAAGTCTTTGTTAAGTGTTGTGCAAATTTTACAGGCTGTTCATGTTCCCATTGACTATATAATGAATTGTCTTCATTCATTTTTTTAGTCTTCTTTTTCATAGAATTTATAAATTTTCTGTAAATAGAGGAAGCGGCAACTTTACCCATAACTTTCGCTCTTTGCTCCATAGCTATTGCGGCTTGTATTTTATGAGCGTGAGTTCTTCCACTAGATTTTATTTTCTTCACGCTATCTTCAGCATCTTCTTTAGTAGCAAATTTTAATCCTTTTATTGTTCCTTTAGGATTTTCGTCTGTATATAAATCTGAGTGTTTATCTGAGTTAGCTGGTTGTCCTTTTTTTCTAGGAATTCTAGGATTCGATTCTTCAAATACACTACTTCTTCCATATCTTAAAAAAATCATACCTCCAGTTTTTTCGTCTTGAAGTATAATAGGTTTTTTCGGATATTTTAGACCATACTCTCTTATTGCTAATCCAATCTCATCATTGCCTACATATTTTTCATATCTCACATATTTCTTTTTTCCCATTCTAGCTTTTTTCATTAAGTCGCTAGAAACTACAAAAGTAGTCGTGTTCGCAAATTTACCTCTTCTTATCAGTTTATTTTGTGCTTTTTTACCTACTGGAGGATCGTCACCTAAACCTGCAACTTGACCAGAACTGGCAACATTTGCAATTTCTTCATTTTTCTTTTTACCTTGACAATGTGCTTTTTGACTAAACCCTTTTGGATTATCACAGTCTATACTTTTTTTATATTTGTCTGACCACTTTTCAGTTAAGTATCTTTTTTTGTAAAAATCTAAAAATCTTTCTTTAATATTTTCTTCTGTAAGAGTATCTTGCTCTCTTAAAAGAAGTAAAGCGGCGGCATATGATGCAAGTTTTGTTTTTCCAAAAGGTATCGTGCCCAAAACATTTTTAAGTTTTAGCATTAAATTATCAAACTTTGTATAGGAATCTTTTTGCTCTTGACTTCTACTGCTACGTTTTACAATGATTTTACCATTTTTATCAATCACACCTGTTTTATATGCTTCCCAATTCTCATAAGGCGTTGTCAATATTCTTAGGATTCTGTATACAATATAAAGGTCTACTAAATTTGCCATCTATATTTTTTCCTTTAACCTTTTTAGCAATTCTTCATCATACTCTACATTATCATTTTCAATATATTTTAAGTGCATCAAAAAAGAGTTAATTACTGCTTTACTTTTTTTGTCAACTTTATGATTTAAAATAGATGCCGTGGCTTCTACTCCGAAAACATTAGAAAGTAATATTATATGATTTAATATCAATCTTTCTTTTAGTTCTCCTTTGTCAGAATATTTGTTTAGTAGTCTTTTTATGTATTGTATTTTTTTTAAATCATCTAAAAATTCAAGAATCGAAACACAGTTAGGATTCTTATAACTACTTACAACATATTCTTCAAAATTTTCATCACTTAATTTAACAATCATTTAAAATGTACTTAAACTTGCCCTCAATATTGCTGAAGAATTTACCGCTACATAAATGTAATTAGTGTCCCAAGTAATTGTTCCTACTCCTAAACCTATGATTGAATTATCTCCATTTGCAGGCGTTTGTGCTGTTCTAACACGAATAGAATTAGAATTTACGTCTAATGCTGAAGTAGGAGTATTTGTTCTTATTCCTACTCTATCATTACCTGCATCAACATAAATCATATTTTCATCATTGTTTGATTCTACTCTTGTATCAGAATCTCCACCATCTTCATTTACAACCATTCCAGTTTGAACCATCATTAAATTTGATGTATCTACTGTTAGATATGAAGATGCTATAGTTGAATTTCCTGTAGCACCAAAATCCATGGTAGAGAAACTTGTTTGTGAAGTTGCTCCGAAAATATCCTCTAGTTCTACTTTCTTACTTACAGGAGTTCCACCTGGATCATCAATAACTAACAGCACATCGGTGTTAGCGACTGCTGTTAGTTGCGAAAGTTGAGTTACTTTTTTATCTGCCATTTATTTCTCCTATTCTATAAACCGAATTTAATCGGAATGCTAATCCTGGGACTCAGGCCACTAAATTAAAATTAAGAATCTTCTAATACTGCATCATCTTCGGCATCGCCAGATACGTTAAGAACGCATAAAGGCTCTACTTTATATCTAGTCGTACCGTGCATGTCGCTATAACTTACATACTTGTTCCAACCCGGTGTATTTAATCCTCTACCTATGTTGTTAGCAACTGCCGCCTCTGCATCTGACACACCGTATATATTATTTGCGGCTACGTCTGCTCCTGTAACAAACTTTGGTGCAGGTTGAATTGATACAGCATGACCTGATAGATTGATTCCATCATATGCTGTGTCGACCACAAGTGCTGTGGCATTCGTAACTGATGCCACTTGTCTTCTTTCTGCTCCTAAAAGCATAACATCTTTAACTTCTACATTTGAAGTTAAAGCCGTACCACTACCAATTACAATTGTAGGATTTGCTGAATTACTAACTGAAACTGTTCCTAATCCTGCAACACTAGTGATGTTTCCATATTCAGTTATATAAGTTTCTGAACTATCGTTTAAAACGATAACTTCGGACATTTCATATC